AGGACAGTGTACTATATTGTAAATTATGAACGACTCAAAAGAAACAGAAGACACTCCTCATGTTGGTAGCGCTAGCCACCATGAGCCAACAGCAGATGCTGGAATTAGCGTAACGAAGTACTCTGATGGTATCGAAGGGCCATTAGACCACAGTACAGTCCTTCACTCCGCTATCCCAGGTGACCAGCTCTCGGGCTGGTTCTCCAGACCACGCCTGATTTACACCCATGTGTGGAATGTGGGAGCTCACATGGATAGCATAGTTTTCGACCCGTGGGAACTCTTTATGTCTCAACAAAGAGTTCTTGAAAAGACTAGGGGCTTCCGCTTTATGCGGGGCGACCTTCACTTGAAGTTTACAGTGAATGGACAGCCTTTTCTCCACGGGATGGCGATGGTGACCTACAAACCGTTGTCTCTGCCAGTCTCTTTTACAACATCTCAGGCTGCGGAGATTTTCGACTTCTCAGGGGGCTCTTTTGAGCGTTTGCCCGGGATAACCCCCGGTTCGGCGCTCTACCAGCCCTACATGATGTTGTTGTCATCACGCCCACACGTTTTCCTGACCCCGTCTGATGATATGGGAGCTGAAATGACGCTCCCTTTCATACATTTCAGGGACTGGGTGATTATCAACGAGACCCCGGCCAGCGCACTCGGCACCGGCTTAGGGTTCGGATCACCCCCAACAGCAATATCTGAACCACTAGGGAAGATCTCAATAGATTCTTTTGAAGCTTTGAAGAGCAACTCCTCTGGTGGCACTGGTTCCGCTAACATTTCTGTTTACGCATGGTTTGACAGGATAGAACTTGCTGTCCCTACTCGATTCGAGAATGGCACAGCGGCTTCCGGCCTGTTTGACGGAGTTGCCGCTGGACCTATCAGTCGTGTCTTTGCTGCGATCTCTGCAGTGGGCTCCTCCGTTTCGACTGTGGCTTCCACTGTAGGAAACGCGGCTAAGGCCTTGGGGTACAGCAAGACACCCATTTGGGCGTCAGCCACCCCAGTTACGACCAATTCTGGGTATGGTTACGCCAACACGACAATCTCACCGTTTTGTGAGTCTTTGGCCCTCAACCCCGAAGCGCGTGTTGACTGTGACTCCGTTGACATTGGACTCAGTGGCTCCGATGAGATGACGTACAAGCACATCTTGTCAAGGGAGCAGTTCATTGGTTCCACGCGGTTTCACGACAATGGGGTCACCCCCACTGGTTCCAGAATCATGGATTTGATGGTCACGCCGGACTTCCACTGGATCCTCCACGATGTCGTCGAGGGGACAAACTACCAGAAGGTGATTTACAACTCTGTTGGGTCTCTCATTGCAGATTCCCACATGTACTGGCGGGGCGACATCACGTACACCTTCAAGTTCGTGTGCAACAAGTTCCACAAGGGCAGGTTGCTGATCACCTTTGACCCATGTGTCACCGGCTTTGAGAGCTATCCTCCGCCTTATTCCACAGATGGCGTCGGACTAGGTGCACAGAAGTCGATGATCGTCGACCTCTCGGAGAATTTGGAAGTGTCCTTCACTGCGCCATACACTCAGACCAACCCTTGGACTAGCACTGCACCCATGTACGCGTGGGACTACAGTTACTCCCACTTGTCGTGGAGTCCCATGAGACGGTTGGGATCCACTATCCCACCAGCGATCCCTCAGAGGAGTCACAACCTCTACAGTGGTGTCGTCTCGATAGATGTTCTCAACCCATTGACTTCACCCATCGACGGGGACTCGATTGCCGTTCTAGTCTTCGCCAACTTTGGAGAGGTTGAGTTTGCAGTCCCCAGGGCTCCTAGGTCCACTGAGCTGGTCACGAACAATGGAACGGTGAACAACCTTTTCGTGTCGACCTCGGCTCTGACACCAATCATGGCCACTGGGGCGTCTGGTGATTCCAAGATCGGGCATTACTTTGGCGACCCAGTTGCATCCTCCAAGAATTTGATCCAGAGGATGTCAGCATTCACTCATTATCTGCTGGCTAGAACTGGGAACTCAGTTGCACAGAAGAGGTACACCACATCCATTCAACTGAGTGCTTTGCCCCCTCCACCGATGGTAATCCCTGCAACGTTGGACAGCGTCCTGACCGTTTTGGCCAGTCCCAGCTATCTCAACAACATCTTCCATGCTAGTGGGTCCCTCAAGGAGGGAAATTTCGTCCCGTTCTCCAACCTAGCAAAGTTCTCAATGTGCTATGTTGGTTGGAAGGGGTCCACTGAGTACCGAGTTGCTCCCTACATCTATGACCTTAGCAGGACTCTTGTCACTGTTGCAGAGAGGATGTTTAGGGCAGTTAGCTACTCCCCTTCCACCAGGCAGGTCGACACGACCCTCAACCTGGACTCAGCAGCTAACCTGGCACCGACCATACCAGAGGGAGGCTCCGGTATTGCAGTCAGTGATGACGCCAATGCTAGTAAGCACTTCCTTTTCAGGTTTCCCTACATGTCTAGGGACAAGATCAGGTCGGGCAATCACTTCATGCGGCCTTGTCCAGTTACTGGTCCAGGTTCTGGTGCTCTGCTCAATGATTCCGCCACTGCGTATCACGCTGACAACAATGATGGCTTCAAGCTGTCCACGATTGCCACGTACAACGCGTCTCGGCCACATGCACCACCACCATCCATCTACTACTCAGCAGGAGACGACTTCAATATGGTTGGGTTTCTTAACCCGCCCGTTTTGTACTATTGCAACTCGTTGTTTCTGACAGTTACGTAGATCGGGCACCCGCGTGCCCACCACAGACAATCCTATTG